TGTTCTTTGGCATCCTTGCCTGGTCTGCCGGGGATGAAAGGAAGTGAAAAGATGGACCATAGAAGAAACCGAAGACAGATGAAGTTAGATCAAGAGCAGCACTATGATGAAATGGAAAGTCATAAAGCTCCGGATAATGCCGTAAAAGCATTTAAACGTCCGGCATATCAAGAGTATAGCGTAAAACAATGTCTGAGAAAATGGGGAGTTGATTTGAGTGGGAAGATTAAGGAGAAAGGGGATTGATGCCGGTGGACAAGCAGATATTGATCGAGTATGCAGATATGAAAGAAGAGATTAAAGACCTTAGAAGACGGATACAAGAGGACAAAAAAGCACTGGATAGACTAAACAAGACGGTTGTCACTGATTCCGTGACTTGCGGAAAGAAAGGGAAAAAACCACTCCGGACAGTGAAGATACATGGAAAGCCTACGATGGCTATTATCCGAAAGCAGGCTGCTTATGAAAGAAAGATTGCACAGCTAGAGTTATTGGAAGCTGATCTGCTCGAAAAGCAAACACAAGTAGAAGAATACATACAGCAGATAGAAAAGAGCAGGCTTAGGAGCATGTTTAGGCTATATTACATAGACAATCTGACGTGGGAAATGGTAGCCATGCAGATGAATTATATGTTTCCGAAGAAAAGGATTCCATTTACGAAAGACAGCTGTCGTAAGTTACATGATAGATTTTTAGAAAAAGTTTCGTAAATGTCCGCCACTGTCCGCTTCAAAAATGGTAATATGGTATCATACCCGAAAAGGGAAAATGATTATAACACTGTTTCTCACTAAGGCGCCCTGCAAAAGCGGGGCGTTTTGCATGCCATGAACGGAAAGGTAGGTTCGATTCCTACACATGGCTTAGTAGCATATCACGGTAAATATTAAAAATCCGGAATGCCGTGGAAGTGCTACGGTGTGATATCACAAAAGGCAGATATCCGCAGATCTGCCAAGTAAACAAGTAGACATGATCTATATTTAGTGTTTCAGTCCTCGAGTGCGGATAGGGGAGAGGGTGTCAATAAAAGGCATCCTACGGGCGTATAGCTCAGTTGGTAGAGCGATGGTCTCCAAAACCATATGTCATCGGTTCAATTCCGATTGCGCCTGTTGTGGACTACTGCGACCTCCTTTCGTTTGATTTTGTGTTTTTGGTTTTGTTTTTCATTATGCGGTAGTCATATAAATTTTAAAAACCTTCGACAAAAGTATTGACATATGGTTAACCATATGCTATTATATACTTGTAAGGAGGTGAGATACAGGTGAGCAAGAAACGAAAGAAAAAGAAAAACTCCATAGATTGGATTGAAGTGCTAGTTCAAACAATCACAGGAGTTGTTTCTGGAGTGATAGCCGGAATTATTACTTGGCTAATCACAAAATAATGAAGGGCAAGAGGGGATGAAACCTCTCTTGTTAAATAAAATATAACACGATTGTTCATCTGTGTAAAGCTATGAGAATAGAAATAATTGTAGCAGTTGTAGTTGCAGTGGTTGCTGGAATAGTTGGAAGAAATTTATATCGGAAGTGGAGGGATGAACATGCCAAAAGGTAATCCTACTCCACAAACAATAGCATCCGAGAAGTACCAGAAGAAAACTGGTTGGATGACTAAAGGATTTAAACTAAAGCGAGAGGTGGCAGAAGAATTTGCAGAGGCTTGCGAGAAAGCTGGCGTAAGCCAAGCTGGCAAGATAACTGAATTAATGAAACAATTTATTGAAGAAGTGAATAGTAAATAGCAGTGGAGCATCTGGCAAAAGCCGGGTGCTTTTTATGTATAAGCATATAAAATGCAGGAGGTAGTGATGAAGATAATCAAAAAATTATTTTGTAAACATGAAAGAGTTGTGCACCACAGCACAGATTTAATCAGGCAGAAGGATGGCAGCTTTATCACGAGCCATAAATGGAGGTGCGAAAGGTGTGGAAAAATAATTCCGGGGAAGAAGTGATATGAGGAAGTTTTATGAGAGTAAGCGATGGAGAAAGAAAAGGGAACATATATTAAGACGCGACTCATATCAATGCCAAGAGTCAAAGAGATACGGGAAGTATGCAGAAGCAACGACAGTACACCATATCTATCCACTGGAAGAGTATCCAGATCTTGCATTAATGGACTGGAATCTCATCAGTATGTCCGCAGCGCAGCATGACCGGATGCATGATAGAAAGACAGATAAGATCACGACTGTTGGATTATATTGGCAGAGAAAGAGAAGAAGGGAATTTGAAGCATGGGAAAAATTAAGATGTATAAACTCAAATGGGCAGGCAAAGTAGATGAGAGTACGAAGGAAGTTGCTGCAATATTGGAAGAAATAGTAAAGACATGTGTTAATAGCCACGCATGCGGGTATGATTCTTGGAGCATGATGTCGAATTGTCTTGGAGAGATTTTTATATCAATCGTTACGATAAGAAAGGATTCAGCATCGGACATGATTAAATGGATGGAATAGAAAGCCGGAATAAACTTGAAGATGAAAGAGATTGAGGTATCCCCCCCTCCCTTTTGAAAATTGAAAGCGTCTCAGGAGAATCGGGAGAGAGGACTCTTTCCAATAGCGCGGGATTCTGAAAATAAATTTTCCGGCAGGATAGGAGGTGAGAATAGATGGCAAGATACATACCGCAAAGGCAGACGATTATTGATAGGACAGTCAAGTATATGAAAGAACTGGGAACCTATAAAGTGCAGTATAAACAGGTGATTGAGATCTACGCAGACATGATCTATCAGTATAATATCTTAAGTAAACAGTTTGAAGAGTCTGGATATGAAGTGATTCTAGATACAGAGAAAAGCGGGGGTAAAAAAAGCCCTATTCTCGTGAGTCTTGAAAACCTCCGAAAAGATATCGGGACATATTCCGACAGACTGATGCTGAATGCCAAAACGTACAATGCAGAGATTGAACAGCCGAAAAAAGAGAAATCTGCATTTGCATTATTATTAGAAAAACAGCAAGGGAAGTAAATGGACTTATCCCATATTAACAGTTCGCATTTCGATACGGCTGTGCGTTATGCGGAGGATATCACAAGCAAGAAAGTCTTAGTGAATGTAGACAGAGTGCTTGCGTGCAAGAGATTTCTGGCAGATTTGGAACGCGACGATTTAGAGTTTCGCAGTGATCAATTCGATTTCGTAATTGATTTGATCGAGGGGACTATCCACCACGTACAAGGCGAGGACAAGAATGGAGTCAGCTTTAAAGGCACTCCAATGCTATTGACTGATTGGCAGAAGTTTGTCTGTGTAAATTTATTTGGATTCTTTCGAAAAGGAACAGATATCCGGCGTTTCAATGAAGCGCTTATTTTTTTGCCAAGAAAACAGGGAAAAACATCTTTTAGTGCTGCGCTTGCAGAAGCAAAAAGCATTCTGGACAGAGGGTCTGGAGCAAAGACATATATTGTTGCAAACTCTGTAAAACAGACAATGGAGAGTTTTGGATTTTTGGTAGATAATGTTGAAACTTTGCGTGGAGATGTTGATAAGCTAAGAATCCGAAACAATAACCAAGAACATTCTATCAGTATTGATTTTGGAGACGGTACTGCTGAAATGTATGCGATCGCCAACCAAGAAGATAAGTTGGACTCTTTAAACTGCAACTGTCTGATTCTGGACGAGCTGCATTCTTGGAAAAGAGCCGGGGCAAAAAAATATATTTTAATGAAAAATGCCATGAAGGCATATAGAAACAAATTGTTGATTGGTATTTCTACTGCCGGAGATATTCCAGATGGATTTCTTGCGAACAGAATCAAAACTCTACATGAAGTCTTAAATGGAACGATTACAGATAAGGCATACGATTCCTATTTTATTTTTATTTGCAAAGCAGATCAGGATAAAGAGGGGAATGTGCTAAACAGCAAAGGAGAGATCACGACACTAGACGATCCAGAAGTACTGCAGATGTGTACGCCGTCCATTGGAGTTACTGTTACAGTAGATGAACTTTTGGATGATGCAGCGCAGGCAATGAATGAGCCGCAGTTGAGAGCAGAATATTTGAATAAGACATTAAATATCTTTACAAATGCTCTGAACGCATACTTTGATATTAACGAATTCAGATCATCTGATGATGAATATAACTGGTCGTTGGAAGAACTGGCAAAACTGCCGATCACATGGTATGGAGGCGCCGACTTATCAAAACTTCACGATTTAACAGCCGGCGCAATCTACGGAACATACAAAGATGTTGACATCTGCATCACACACGCTTTCTTTCCAAGGGCTGCTGCAATTAAAAAAGCTGACGAAGATGGTATCCCATTGTTTGGTTGGGAAGAAGACGGATGGCTGACAATGAGTAATACAGCGACAGTGCTTCCAGATGATATTGTGAATTGGTTTATCTCTATGAAAAAGATGGGATTCAAAATAAAGATTGTAGGGTTCGATAAGAAATTCGGACGAGAATTTTTCTTAAAAATGAAAAAGTCTGGATTTAGAATACAGGATCAGCCGCAGTATTTCTATGTGAAATCCGAGGGATTCCGACATATCGAAGTAAAAGTAAAGAATAAGAAGTTTTATTATCTACATTCGGATGCTTTTGAGTATTGCGTGCAGAATGTAAGGGCGATTGAGAAAGTAGATGACATGATACAGTACGAAAAAGTAGACGGAGACGGCGGTGTAAGACGAATTGACTTATTTGATGCAGGAGTCTTTTCGTGCTGTCAGATGCTAGCGGATATGGCGCTAGGGAATGTAGCAAATAAATGGCTTAAGAGAGAATAGGAGATTAAAATGGCTAAGAAAAAGAAGCAAAAGAGTATCAGATCAGAACCACAGAATAAAATATTTGTTTATCAGGGAGCTACGTTCTCTGATTTTTTATTGCCGTCAGGATACACAACGCTAGCGCAGAATCCGGAAATCCGGGCAGCGTGTCAGAAGATTGCTGATCTCGTTTCCGGCATGACAATCCACTTGATGGAGAATGGACCTCATGGTGATGTTCGGATCAAGAATGAGTTATCACGAAAGATAGACATCAATCCATATTCCTTGATGACGAGAAAGGCATGGGTTTATAACATTGTATATTCCATGTTGTTGCCGGGTGACGGAAATGCTGTTGTTCTTCCTGTAATGAGAGATGGATACATCGATGAGCTCATTCCATTAAAGCCGTCTATGACAAGCTTTGAAGAGACTCCGACAGGATACAAGATAATCTACGGCAGTGAGGAATATGATCCAAGCGAAGTACTGCACTTTGCAATCAATCCGAATCCAGAATATCCTTGGAAGGGTACAGGCTACAGACTTGCATTAAAGGATATTGCATCGAATTTGAAACAGGCAAATGCAACTAAGAAATCCTTTATGAGTGGTCAATATATGCCGAACATCATCGTGAAAGTAGATGCAGCTACAACAGAGCTTGCCAGCGAAGCAGGAAGAAAACAGATAAAAGAAAAATATTTGAAAGAATCGAAACCGGGCGAACCATGGATAATACCTGCAGAGCTGTTAGAGGTGTCTGAGGTTAAGCCACTATCTCTAAAAGATATCGCAATTAATGAATCGGTTGAGATTGATAAGAGGACGGTTGCATCACTTTTGGATGTACCGCCTTTTTTCTTGGGGGTTGGGAGCTTTAATAAGGACGAATATAACAACTTTGTCCGGACTAGGGTAAAGTCGATTGCGGATGTTTTCCAGCAAACACTTACGAAAGGATTAATCCAGAGTCCGCATTGGTATTTTAAGTGCAACTCCAAAAGCTTGATGGCTTATGACACTAAGGAGCTTGCGGAAATTGGCATGAACCTATATATTCGAGGAATTTATACGGGAAATGATGTGCTGAATTTGATAGGAGACTCTCCGAAAGATGGATTGAATGATCTGATTATCCTCGAAAACTTTATTCCTCAGGGAATGATTGGAGAGCAGAAGAAATTAAGGGCGGGAGGTGATGAATAGTGGAGCGAAATAAAGAAAATTTAACAAGATCGTGGAAAGCAGAATTTGAAACGCGGGAAGCGGAGGATGGTAAGAAAACAATTTCTGGCTATTTCGCTGTGTTTAATTCTGAAACAGAATTGTGGCCGGGGGCTTATGAAGAAATTGCGCCGGAAGCATTTGACAGCACCATGAGCAATGATATCCGAGCACTGACAAACCACGATGATACACTCGTTCTAGGTAGAACCAAAGTAGGAACTTTACGCCTCAGAACCGATACAAGAGGTCTTTGGGGAGAAATTGATATCAATGAAAATGATTCAGACGCAATGAACCTGTATGAGAGGGTGAAACGAGGAGACGTGGATCAGTGTTCATTTGGTTTTAACATTGTGCGCGAGGAAACAGACTGGCGCGATGACGGAACTGTGAAATGGACAATCCGAGAAGTTGATCTGCACGAAGTGTCTGTATGTACATTCCCAGCTTATGAGGATACAGGCGTGCAGGCGAGGCACGCACAAGTGGAACAGTACCAACAGAAACAGATGGAACAGTGGCGAAGTAATGCTACAAAGAGATTGAAAGGAGAAAAGTAATGGCTTTAAGACAGTTGATGCTTGCGAAACAGATTGCAGGCAAAGAAAAAGAATTGGAAGAAATGCGTGGAAAAGACGCAGATTTTGAAACAAGAGAAAAAGAACTGGAAACATCCATCGAAGAAGCGAATACGGAAGAAGAGCGCTTGGTTGTGGATGACGAGATTACAAAGTTCACAGAAGAAAAAGAAGCTCACGAAGAAAGAAAAAGTGACCTTGAAACAGAAATTGAGGAGCTGCGTGGGAAAATGAAGGAATATGAAAAAACACCGGAAAGAAGGAGGAAGAAAAAAGAGATGGGCAGAAGAAATGAAGAAGAAATTGAAGAGACAAGAAGTGCAATCAATGCATTTGTGAAATCAAAGGGGCAAGTAAGAACAGAAGGATTTAAAGAAGCGGAAGCGGGCATCCTAATTCCGGTTGAAATTCTTGCTCCGCAAGAGAAACCAGAGGATGTTGTAGATCTTAAAAATTATGTAAAAAATGTGAGCGTCAACAGTTCCTCTGGAAAATATCCTGTGATTGCGAAAGCAGGAACAAAAATGAGTACAGTTGAAGAGTTGGAGCAGAATCCAGAACTCTCCAAACCTAAAATTTCGAATATTGACTACAGTATCGCAACGAGAAGAGGGTATATTCCGATTTCTCAGGAAGCGATTGATGATGCTGATTACGATGTTACGGGTCTTATTAGAGATGAAATCAACGACCAGTCTAGAAACACAAGAAATGCTGACATCGCAACGGTATTAAAGAGCGCAACACCAAAAAGTGTTACAGGTCTTGATGGTCTTAAAGATTTAGTGAATAAAGAAATCAAAAAAGTGTATCCTGTAAAATTCATTGTTTCAGCTTCTCTGTACGCAGAGTTAGACAAGCTAAAGGACACGAATGGAAGATATCTGCTGCAGGATTCCATTACTTCTTCAAGCGGAAAGATGTTGCTTGGTAGAGAGGTGATTATTTTGGATGATGAAATGATTGCAGGTAAAGGAGAACTGAAGGGATTCGTTGGAGATCCGAAATCATTCTGTGCTTTTTTTGATCGCAAACAGACAAGTGTTGAATGGGTAGACAATCAAATTTACGGAAAATTACTTGCAGGTATTGTACGGTATGATGTTAAGAAAGCAGATGGGGATGCGGGATTCTATATCACATACTCGCCGGTGGGGTAACACCCGCTGACGATACTGCCTTAATTGGCAGCGGGAAAGTTGGAAAGGCAAAAGTAGGTAAATCAAAGTAGAGGAGTGAAAATATGGCATATTCAAAGAAAACATGGGTTGACAGTGAAGTTATTACGAAAGAGGCAATGAATAATATTGAAAATGGTGTTGCTACTGCAAATGCTGGAATTCCAGTGAATGCAACAAAAGCAAAAGCTGGATTAGTGAAGCAGACGGCGTTAGTGCCGGAGGCAGCGGGAGCAAATGTGACAAAAGAGGAGTTTAAAGCTTTGCTGGATGCACTAAAGGCAGCAGGAATTATGGCTAATTCGTAAGGGTGATGGAGTTGAAGGAAACAATATTGCAATTATTAAAGTCTAGATTAGGAATCTCTACTGAAAGTAAGGATGCAATCCTGTATGCGATTATAGATGGCATACTAGATGAGTGCGAAAATGTTCGTGGAATTCAACTAGAAGAGAAACGATACAGCGATATTCTACTTGTTCTTGATTGGGCTACTTGGACATATAATCATCCAGACGGAGGTATTATTCCGAGAAGTATACAATTTAGGATTCATAATCTGATGGTTAAGGCGGTGAACAATGAATCGAACATGGGATGAGAAAGTGGTGTTGATATCTTCTGTTAGATATGTAGAAGATGAAATCGGTCAGCAAATTCCGGACGAAACAGAACAGGAAATTTGGTGCTGCAGAGATCAAATATCTCGGAATGAATTCTACCTTGCTGGACAGAACAATATGGAAATATCAGAAGTTCTGATTGTACATCCTTATGAATATGAAGGACAAAGATATATCCGATTCCGTGGAAAGAAACTGAAAGTGGTGAAAACATATCAGATTAGCATGGAAGAGTTGGAATTGACTTGTACGGAAGGGGTTGAAAAATGAGCGAGAGCATAAGTGCTGATAAACTTGCAGCAGAGATTATGCGGCAGATGAGAGAGTATACGGAAGAGGCAAAGAAAACCACACAGAAGGTTGCGAAGAGTGTATCTGGAAAAGCTGTAAAAAAATTAAAAGAAAATAGTCCGAAAAGCGAGAATGGCGGTACTTATGCGAAAAACTGGACAAAGACGACCGATAAATATGGAATTACGATATACAATAAATCTCCAACATATCGTCTAACATACCTTTTGGAAAAAGGGCATCAATTAAGAAGGGGTGGCAGGAAGATTGGAAAAGTGCAAGCATATCCTCACATTGAAGGCATAGAACAGGAAGGTATAAAAGAGTATCTGGAAGAACTGGAAAGGAGACTGTGAAATGACATTGCCAGAATTGAAAGATCAGCTAAAGGCTCTAAATCTTCCGATTGCGTATCGCTGTTTCGCAGTCGGTCAGGTGCCAGAACTACCGTATATTGTATACTATGCGGACGAAGATATTAGATTTCGCGCTGATGACATTGTGTACTATGAAGGATATGCCGTCACGATCGAAGTGTACACAGGTCAGAAAGATTTGCAATTAGAGAAAAAAGTAAAGGAACTATTAAACGAGAATGGACTCCCGTATGAATCATACGAGAGTTTTTTAGATTCTGAAAATATGTATTTGAAAGCATATGAGATTGAAATATAGGAGGTTGGAACATGGCGGTACAGAAAGAGAACAAAGTAGAGTTTGGTTTGCGCAACTGTTACTACGCAGTTGCTACGATTGGAGATCTCGGAAAAGTAGAATATGGAACACCGAAGAAATTGCCAGGAGCAGTAAGTATTACATTTGATAAAAGCGGTGATCTGGTTCGCTTCAAGGCAGATGATATTGATTACTATACGAGTGCGAATAATCAGGGGTATGAAGGTAGCTTAAATTTAGCAAGAGTGCCAGATGAATTCCGGATCGAGGTTCTGAAAGAGAAAAAGACAACAAAAGGTGTGTTACAGGAAAATTCGGATGCACAGCCTGCGAACATTGCACTTATGTTCGAGTTCCAGGGGGATGCGAAAGCAACAAAGCATCTGTTTTATTTCTGCACGGTAAACCGTCCGTCTGTATCAAGTACGACAAAAGATAGTGGAGAACCAAACACAGTAGAGCTTGCACTCGCAGCAACACCGAGACCGGGAGATAATCTTGTAAAAGCATCTACAACGGCAGAAACAGACGAGACAGAATACAAGAATTGGTATACAAAGGTATATGAAGATGCGGGGGAATAATTCCCGCTGACGATGTAGCCTTAATTGGCAGCGGGAAAGTTGGAAAGGCAAAAGTAGGAAAAGCGGAATAAATCGGGCGGTTTATTTGCCGCCCTTAATGGAGGAAGAAGATGGAGAAAACAATTTACATCGATAGAAAAGCAGTGAAATTGAAATCAACGGCAGCTTTACCGAAAAGATATAAAGCACAGTTCGGCAGAGATTATTTTGCAGACTTGATGAAAATAGCAAAAGTTTTCGGAAGAGGCACAAGAAAAAATATCGGGATCAATGATATTTCATTTGCATCACTCGACCATATGGATATGGAAGTATTTTACGATATTATCTGGACAATGGCAAAGACGGCAGACCGAACAATTCCAGACCCATTGGAATGGCTGGACGGATTTGAAGTGTTCCCACTCAATGAAATCATGGGAGAGGTAAAAGATTTGCTTACAGATACAATGCCAGCGAGTAAAAAAAAATAAATGATAAAGATTCGTCCAGTGGAGAAGCGTTCACGAATGAATCTTTTTTTTATGTTTGCAGACAAGTTGGACTGACAAGTGAAGATATGGAAGAAATGACCATTGGTGATTGTTTGGACTATGTGCAGGAGTATATTGATAATCAGAAAAAGGATGAAAAGCCGACTGCGAGAAAAGCAACACAGGAAGATTTTGATAATTTTTAACGGAGGTATGAAGTGGCGAATAAGAAAATAAAAGGAATCACAATAAAATTCGGTGCGGATACAATGGCGCTCGATAAGGCTTTAAAAGATGTAGATAAAACATCCAAAAGTCTTGGAGGAGAATTGAAATCTGTAAATAGATTATTGAAGTTTGATCCAAAGAATACGCAGTTGCTTGCGCAGAAACAAGAGCTTCTAAACGAACAGATCGGGAACACAAATAAAAAACTGGATGCGCTGAAGCAAGCACAAAGTGAAGTTGAGAAAAGGTTTAAATCAGGAAATCTTGGAGTAGATGAATATCGAGAGTTTCAGAGAACAATCGCAAATACAGAGCAAGATTTAAAATCTTATACATCGCAATTGGAAAAATTAAATGATGTATCTGGAAAAGTGGCAGGTAAAATACAAAATGCAGGAGAATCTGTTCAGAAAGTTGGTGGAAAGGTAAGTGCTGCCGGAAAAGCTCTTGCACCATTGAGTGGAGCATTTGCAGGAGCAGGGCTTGCCTCATCGAAAATGAGCATGGATTTCGAGGAAGCAATTGCAAAAGTAAGCACAATTGCAGATGAAACAGAAGTGCCAATCTCTGAGCTAGAAAAAGGAATTATAAACTTGTCAAATCAGACAGGAATAAGTGCAGCAGAAATTGCAGATAACGTATATAACGCAATTTCGGCAGGACAGAAGACAGTAGATGCACTTGCATTTGTAGAAAAGTCTACGAAACTTGCAAAAGCAGGATTCGCAGATGCCGGAAGTGCTTTAGATGTATTGACCACAATCATGAATGCCTATGGGCTAGAGGCAAGTGAAGTTGGAAAAGTTTCCGATATGCTTATCCAGACGCAAAACAAAGGTAAAACGACAGTTGGAGAACTTGCATCAACGATGGGGAAAATTATCCCGACTGCAAAGGCAAACAACGTAGCACTAGATCAGATAACGACAGGATATGTTAAACTGACGTCTAATGGTGTGGCAGCGGCTGAATCTACTACATACATGAACTCCATGTTGAATGAGCTTGGAAAGTCAGGAACAAAAGTTTCGGATTTATTGAAGAAGAAAACAGGGCAATCGTTTGCGGAATTGATGCAATCCGGAATGAGTCTTGCAGATGCTTTAGAAATCGTATCAAATGGAGCAAAAGAGCAGGGTTTGGCATTTGGCGATATGTGGGGAAGCGCAGAGGCGGCGAAGGCTGGGCTTGTACTTCTTGGAGATGGAGCGCAGGGTTTTAATTCAACGCTAGATGAAATGAGAAATTCAACAGGAGCAACAGAAGAAGCGCTTGGAAAGTTAGAAACGAAATCGGATACATTTAGAAAAACTTTTAATAAGTTAAAAAATGTAATGATTGCGCTTGGAGATGCTTTATTGGAGGTACTTGCTCCTGTTATAGAAATAGTGGTAGATAAAGTAAAAGAGTTTTCAAAGTGGTTTTCTGAATTAAATGATGAATCCAAAAAGATTATTGCTGTAGGAACCATTATTGTAGCGGCGTTGGCTCCCGTATTATTAATTGTAGGCAAAATAATCGGAAGCATCGGAAGCTTGATTAGTATTTTGGGGTCAATAGCAGGAGCGATAGGGGCACCAGCACTGGCGATAATAGGGGCGGTCGCAGCGGTTGCGGGAGCGTTTGCTATTGCGTATGCAAAAATAGAACCATTTAGAGAATTTGTAAATGGGCTGATAGATGACATAAGAAAGTTTGCGGAGAATGTATATAACACATATATAGGGCCTGCTTTGGAGGAAGTCAAAGGTGCATTTGAAGATGCACTATCAGCAATTACTGGATTTTGGAACGAATACGGAGAACAAATTTGGGAAGCAGTTCAGAATCTTTTTACTATACTTTCTCCTATTATTTTTGGAGCACTAGAAGGAATAGCGGGATTTGTAGATAGCACCTTGGGAAATTTGATGAATACAATACAAATTTTTTGGGAGTTCATAAAAGGATTCTTCGAATCCAATTTCGAGATTTTGAAAGGAATTATAAAGGCATTTTCTGGTTTCTTCACAGGCGATATGGAGACTATGACAAGTGGGATTAAAGATATATTTGATGGATTTTTCAAAAGCATTGAGAATGGATTTACGTTTTTGAAAGATACACTGGGTGGCATTATAAAAGGGATTGCAAATACGATCTGCGGAACGCTCGGAGGTGCGATTAATGGAGTGATTAAGGGAATAAACTGGATTTTGAATGCAGTAGGATCGGATAAATCATTCGATGAATGGAATGTTCCGAAGTTTGCAAAAGGAACAGGAGGACTCCCCAGAGATACTATTGGAGTTGTAAACGACCAGAAGGGGTCTACTTATAAAGAAATGATTATACCACCAGATGGAAAGCCATTCATCCCGGAAGGGCGTGACGTGGTGCTTCCGATGAAAAAAGGCACAAAAATCATGCCAGCAAATCAGACAAAGAGTTTTCTAGATGGACTTCCGCATTTTGCAAGTGGAATAGGAGATTTCTTTAGTGGTATTTGGGATACGGTAAAAGAATTTAGCGGTAGTGTATGGGATTACCTTAAGAAGCCGGGAGATATTGTCAAAATTGCGATTGATAAGTTCGCAGATCTGACAAATGCATTTGAGCCATGGATTACGGTTGCAAAAGGCGCAATTAATACCGTATTTGATAGTGTTGTAGATTTTATTACTGGGATTTTTGATGAAAAGTCGCATGTAAACTACACACCGGGAGCAGGAGTGGAACAGTGGAGAAAACTTGCGGAGCAAGCACTTAGAATGACGAATCAATATTCTGATGCTAATTTGAATTTGCTCTTATATCAGATGCAGACCGAATCTGGAGGAAACCCAAACGCGATTAATGATTGGGATATTAATGCTATCAATGGAACACCATCAAAAGGATTAATGCAAGTAATCGATCCAACATTCCGAGCGTATGCAATGCCTGGATACGATACAAATATTTGGGATCCGCTATCAAATATGCTTGCAGCCATCAGATACACCGTATCGAGATACGGAAGTCTTGCAAGCGGCTGGAATGGACACGGATATGCAGCCGGAATTGGAAATATTCATTTAAGCGATATTTTCCCAGAACTTCCAACACTCGATGTGTCATGGTTTAAAGAGGGCGGAATTTTAACAAAGCCGGCATTTTTTCAGATGCCAAGCGGTAAGGTAGGGGGTGCCGGGGAAGCTGGACCGGAAGCGATTGCGCCGATTCGAAAGCTTAAAGAATATATAAAAGAAGCAGTACTAGAGGTTGCGGGAGAAAAAGATATAAATATAAATGTATCACTAACTGTTCCGCTAGATGGAAAAGTGCTTGCAGAGGGGACTGTGAATTTTATGAGACCGCTCTTAAAGAAAAAAGAAAGATTTAATAATTTGCTTGAGGGGGTTAGATAATGGGGTTACTCACTGTTACATACAAAGGAGAGAAGTTGCCGATTAAAATTGTAAAAGTCAATAGGAATCTTTCTGCTCCAATCTCCAGCAATTTGAAAAAGATTGGAATTAGGAATGGAAAGGATTTCGATTATGTAACGCAAGAAGAAAAGCAAATCGCTATTGAATATGTGATTAATAATGGGACTGCAGAAAATTTGAAAGATTTTAGGCGGAAAATGGCGAAATTATTAACATCTGACAAGATGGGCAAATTGATTTTTAGTGATGAACCTAATCTATATTACAATGCGATTTTAAATGGCGAACCAACACTCGATGAAGAATATTTGCAAAGCAGTGGAATTATTACGTTTATCGTTCCTGATGGAATCGCACATTCGACAATTCAAAAGACTTTTCAAGCCTCCCTCAATCACGAAAGAGTAATGGAAATGACAATTTCTAACACTGGGACAGAATCTGTTTCAGTAGATTATGAGATTAAGCACAACCACGAAAATGGGTTCATTGGTATTGTGTCTGAGTATGGGGTGATTCAGCTTGGACACGTCAATGAGATGGATATGGAAGAAAAGGAAAAGTCGGAATACCTCCTTAATTATCGGCAGGCATCCCAGTATGAGGCTATGCGCAGCGGATCAGGAATATTTTTTGATCCAAGCTATGGAAAATCTGGTACGTTTGGGACGTATAACTATGATAATAAGACTTGGGTAAGCCTAGCAAGTGCCGGTGCAGGTTCCGGGTGGCATGGAGCGGCAAGAACAATAGATTTACCACCAGATCAAACAGGGATTTCTGGTTCTGCCAACTTTGCCATGCAAGGAAAAGTATGGTTTCGCCCAACAGCAACAAATCAGTGCGGGATAATAGAGTATTGCATTGCAGACAAGAACGGAAGGCATCTTGCATCTGCAAGGATAGCAAAATGGAACCCTGTCACGGATACAGCGCTTCTGATATTATGTGTCAACGGCAAAGAGATGAAACGTGTAGAATTTAACAGCGCGTTATCAGAATTATTCGTCCACAATCGAGGGGATTTCTATATTTTCAAATCCGGAAAGGAAATCATATTTTGCTTTGGCGGTTTGTATAGCTTTGATATTCCAGAAATCGAGAAAATGGAAGCTAAGACTGTGTCTGTATTTATCGGACAGCGGGACAATTATCCGATTATTCCGAAAATGTATCTGAATTACCTTGTGTTCCGGAAAGATAAAGTAAAAACATGGCTTGATATTCCAAATAGATACCCATCGGGGAGTATTGTTACAATCGATGGAAAAAGCCGAAAAGTATATATGGATGGCATTCAGAGGGCGGCGGATGAGGTGCGTGGAAGTAAGTATTTTAATGTCCCACCGGGAGAAACGAAAATACAGTTCTACTACTCAAATTTTTGCAGCCCACCGCCAACGATTACAGCAAAAATACAGGAGGCATACTTATAATGGAAAATATTAGAATTGCAGTTTTAAGCGCAAATGATGAAGTGCACACATTTATGGACAATGAGGCTCCTGAAGCATTACATTACTACGAGGATGAGCTACATGAGTATTTGCAGGGAGCAGCGAACACATTCGCTTTTACAGCTATGGCGAAGCATCAGGATTCGATTTATCTCGTAGAAGGGAATAAATTAGCTTTTGTATACAATGGTAGAGATTACTACCTTAATATTATGTCTGTAAGCCGGGATGAGTATGAAGTAGAGGTGGAGGCGTTCTCTACCTCTTTTGAGCTGCTGAACGAATCGGTCGGTGAATATGATCCCGGAAAAGCGGTATCGTTTGAATCTTATTTAAATACTTTTGATCCGGAGCATTCGCTCTTGCTCGGAATCAACGAAGTTTCCGGACTGAATGTCTGGCATAAGTTCACTGGGCAAGAGACTATTTTAAAAAGATTGTATTCTGTCGCAGATATGTTTCTGGCGGAATTGGAGTTTGTCCCGGAATTAAATGCGGATCATTCCTTAAAAAGGACCGTGGTAAATGTATATAGAGAACACTCAGACAAGAATCAGGGAGTTGGAAAAGACCGAACAGACATCAAGCTAAGATATGGAGTCAATGTAAATGGAATCCGCAAGACAACGGATATTACAGATCTTGCAACGGCTATTAGACCAACCGGCGCAGATGGACTCAATCTTCTGGGGTTCGAGTCTACCAGAAAAGACGAGAAGGGGAATATTGAGTTCCAAACAGTAAAAAATTCTTATGATATTTGGGCTGTGCAGGCGAGGGATCGGTTCCCATCAAATCGAGTGTCTTACGACAGATATATCGTGAAGACAAAAGATTATGAGGAGCACGATGTAAATTCGCTGTTTTTAACTGCACTGAACGACCTAAAAAAGATGTGTGTTCCGAAAGTAACTTATGAAGTAGATGGATATTTTGACACCGGAATCGGCGATACGGTAATGATTGAAGATGATGGGTACAATCCTACGCTTTACTTACAAGCAAGAGTTTCAGAGCAGGTGCGAAGCTTTACGGAACCGTCCCGAAATAAGACGATATTTTCCAATTTTAAAGAGTTACAGTCGCAGGTAGACACTTCCTTGCTTGACAAGATGAATACACTCATACAAGAGAATAAGACATATAACTGTATGATTTTAAGTGATAATGGAATTGTCTTTAAGAATGGAAAAGGAACAACTACACTTACTGCATCAGTTACGGCTGCAGGCGCTGATTTGACAGATAAATTCGCAATCATTTGGAAAAAAGATGGCGGTGAAATAGCGCGAGAGAAGAGCATCGTTGTATCCGCTGCGGACGTTGCAGGGAAAGCGGTTTATCGCTTTGAAGCAATGGAAGGTGAAAAACTGAGAGGCTCTTACGAAGTCACTGTAAGTAATGTGGATGATGGAGAAAGCGGTATTGTTGTATCGGCTATTTCGCCAGATAATCCACAAGTAGGACAGCTATGGCAGACAGAATCCGGGCAACCGATTATGCGGTGGGATGGCGCGAGATGGGTGCTGCATTATATAGCTGTAGACAATCTCGATGTAAAGAAACTATCTGCTATCACAGCAGATCTGGGAGAAGTAACAGCTGGAAATATATCTAATCCGAAGAAAACATTCGTTGCAGATATTGCAAACGGCACAATTACCTCTAAAGCTTCCGATCAGGTGGGAGCAGATTATATGGTCATTAGACAAGGCTCCGTATTCTTTGAGGGGAATGATCCCGGAACCAATCGAGTTAATGCGAATTATCTAGGATACGGAATGATATTTAACAATATTTCCGGTGCCAAGTCTATGCGAATGCTATACGAAAACGGCGAGATGTATCTGTATCAGTCAGCAAAAGCAGGGATTCCATTGTATGAAAATCTGTCAATGTTAGAAAACGGTCCCAAGGTATTGGCAGAAGGAAAAGAGTTGGCAGAGGGAGGAAGCTTTAAAGTATCAGGCTCGAAGGGATTGCTATTATTAGAAGTAGCAAATAGCAGCGCAAGAAGTAGAAAGATGGAAGTTTTTATCAAGGGTGTAAACGCAGAGCGAAACATCCATATCAGCTACGCAGATGGGACATCTTTAAACATTACGATTACAGTAACATGGAGTGGAAGCAATGCAACGATTAAATGTACTCGCTTCTGGGCAGAGGGACAGTGGAGCGGTGGAACAAGCCAGATTTATTATGCTTATACAATTTAGGAGGTGACAATCATGCTTATTAAAAGACAACCAACAGCAAGTGAAAAAGCATTAAAATTCGAATTTAGTATCAAAGGAAGTAAGTTCCTTATAAAGAACTTTACGGATGGAGATATTTATGTTGATCTAGGAGAAAATGAGAATAAGGAAGTTATGATTCTGATTCCTGCTGCGACATCACAAATATGTATAATCCAAGAACTTGGGACACCGTGGAGTCAAACGGATGTAGTGACAATCATCCCCACAGCAACCAGCGAAAAAGGAGTGGAAGTACAATGCTTAAAATGGTAGACGGAACTGGAATCATCGGTGTTGATATGGTATGCCCTTTAGGTGTCACTGTATCCCCTCCACAGCCACCGAATTATGACAAGGTAGAAGTGGAAGGGGTAGGGAGTTTAATGCTTCCGAATAGCTTAAAGGCGCCGTTGGAGAGGGTGGAATTGATTGGAAATAGCACTCAGTTTACTACGACTGGGGCGCAATTAACACCATTAAGTCAGGATAATCTTTATAATAAAGATGGATTAACAGCCGTTATGAATCCAGATGGTTCGGTGAACATCATTGGAACGCCAACAAAACAATTTGCTTCTGTTATGGCTATTGAAATTATTGGATTAGAGGCTGGGACATTATATTAGTGGTGGAAGCATTAATGATGGTAAAATTGTCTATCAATGTAATGTTATTAGAGCCGACGGTAGTAGAGAATATTTTTCTAATAGATTAATGGAGTTAAAATCTGATGATCAATATAGGCTATATTTACTAACATATAATTCTAGTAATTTAACAGAAGTAAATGATACCATATATCCAATGCTTAACAAAGGTTCCAAAGCCTTACCGTTTGAGCCATATACTGGTGGGAATCCATCCCCAAGTCCCGAGTACCCGCAGGAGATTAAAAGTGTTGGTAAGAAAGTAGATGAGAAATATCTGCTTGATTTAAAAATCACTGGGAAGAATTTGCTTAACGTATCATCAGAAGCAATTAGCGGTAAAAACGCATATGGTAAATATAATATTCAAGACGGTGTTATTACTTTTAATACCATTAACAACTGGGGCGGAGATTATATTTATTTTAATTCCATTGATGTCGGAAATAATAAGGATTTAATTTTTAGGGGAGATGCAACTTTGCCCGAAAATCCAAGTGATATTGGTAGAGGATGTAGAATCTTAGTAATCGCTTATGATAAAAATGGTGCTTTGCTTACAGATGTAGATACTATTTTCGCAGAAAAAAGTTATCAATGGATATACAATGAATACTATAAAGGATTTATCAGCAATAATCGAATAAATGAAGGTTTATCAGCAAAATTAACAGATGAAGTGGATAAAATTACAGTAGGGGTAAGTTACTCAAACACCGCTGCTGATTATCCAGTTAGAATCAGTGACGTACAAGTAGAATATGGTACTGTGAATACGGAATATGAACCTTACACTGAGCAATCTGTACAAATCGCCCTAGATGAGCCATTAAGAGGTGTCGGAGAGTACAAGGACATGTTTACAAAGGATGGTGTTACGAGGAAAATTAAGAAGATTGCGCTTGATGGTAGTGAGGGATGGCTCATAGATAAGATTGTAGAAGGAAACGTCACACAGACCTTCGTGCTTATTTTAAAAGATATGCTTCTTATTTCTAATCATGACAAGAGAATTATGTGCGATAAGTTTAAGTTTGGTACGGCATTATGGGCTAACGATATTGTTGCAATAGGGACATATAGTAATAAGCTTTATCTGAACGTAGAAAAAGATAAAGCACCCGATTTACAAACCTTTAAAACATGGTTATCGCAAAACCCACTTGCAGTCGATTATGTCCTAGCTGAACCAGTAACAGAACCTCTCCCGGAATCTGTGCAAGCACAGTTACAAGCCCTGCACAGTGAGAACGGCACGACACATGTATTTGTGGATAGCGGAGAAGTACCATGTGGAATCAAATTAACCTATCGAAAGGAGATTTAATATGAACTACGCAAAAATCATGGAAAACGGAACCGTAAGAATCAGCTCCATCA